CTGCTGTCGGTCGGCGGCACAGCCATAAACCTCGGCACGTTCCTCACCGTCACCGCAGGTCAACAGCAGAGCCACGGCAGCAGCAAGTTCAGACTTGCCTTGTTTCTTGGGGATTTCGATATATGCGGTATTAAACTGGCGGTAGCCATTTGGCTTGAGCGTTCCGAAAATGTCTCGGATGATCTGCTCTTGCCAGTCAATCAGTTCAAAAGGTTTTCTTGCCCAGGTGCCTTTGGTGTGGCACAGGGATTCAATAAAGGCTACCGCATAGTCGGCGGCATCCTTATCATAGTAGGAACCTTTCGCCATGAATTTAGTCGATTTGTACTTTTTTAGCTTTCTGATATGAGGTCACCTCCTCAAAAAGGGTATAAAAAATAGCCGCCACCGTAATCGGTGCGACCGTCATATACGAGGAACAGAGCCTCTCGGCTCAGTCCCAGGGCTATTTAATTAGCGTGGGTTAGAAGGTTTGGCTGATTCGGCGCCGCTCCTTAGTTGCGTTCCATGCGGATTGCAGGAATTTTGGCGCGCTTGCCGGTCTGCCAATCGGTGTAGCTTGCGTTGACCTCGGTGATGCCCGCCATCTTGAAACCATGCTTGTCAAAGGCTGCCAGAGTGGGAATCAGACCGGAGAAGGTGCTGCTGATGGTGAACTCGGTGATACCGCTGTCGGTGAAGGTCTGAACAATTGCATCAATGTCATCATCCCAAATGACCTCGGAGAAGTCGATGAGGTCGTTGCCTGCATCAATGCTCTTGCGGTATGCCCAGAATGTGGTGCCGTTGATGCCCCAATCCTTGAGGCTACCTGCCTTCTCTGCAATGGCTCTTTCAAAAAGGTCGATTTTCTTCATGGTGTTGTTCCTCCGTAAAATGTGTTTTTCCCTTTCAGTGTGACACATATTACCTCTAAAAGCACACTATATCCAGTCATTTAGCGATAATATAGTACACAATCATTCGCTCGGCAAATTGGGTAAATTGTGTGGTTATTTACCGCCATCGGATTCGAGTGCAGCCAGAAGAAGCTGGACTCCAAGTTGAAATCCGGTTTTAAAGTGATCGCATTCGTACAGCATGGACATATCGGAGCGGAGAACCATGTAATGCTCCAGAAGTTCTTTGGTTTCACCATCAACCTTTTTCTCGATGGTTTCCCAAAGCTGTGACATTTCTGTATTCAGCCTTGTTTGCTCCTTGCGGTCCCGGAGGCTGTTCTCCCAGGGGTCAATCTGACCGTAGAACAGCTTGCTCAGAATATCAGTCGGCATCTTTTTCACCGACCTTTCTGCACACGTCCGCTCCGTAGGCAACATTCAGACCGCAGCCGTTGTCCCAATCTACCAGGATGCTACCGATATCGTCGACACCGCGCACGGTGCCTTTCGTACCGATGGGCGGAGCCTGTGGATCATCCATCTGCACCAGTACCACCCGTGTTCCCTTGGGGAAACGCTCACGGAGGGCTTGTAAGGCTTCTTTAGAGATTATTCGCATACATCTCCACCTCCTTTGGCTGACCGCTTCTGAAGGCAGAACTGCCCGCCAGGTTGCGGAGCAAGATCTTCCGTTCAGCCTTGTACTCATTACCGATGAAACCGAGCCGCAGGAGAAAACAGCGGAATGCGTACTTCTCATTGTCCACATTCTTTTCCTTTGCGTTGACGCGCTTCTGATTCCGAGCCATTTCGCACAGCTTGCAGACGAAGGTATCGTAGGCTTTCAGTTCTGCCGGAGTGGGTGTTCCCACGAACCAGGGGAAGGAAACCTTTGTATCGGTCACCTCGATGGGAAGTTCGGTTGTGCCGAGCGCCTTCTTGATAAGGCTCCCCTTGGCAGCAACGATTGCCTTGAGATTTTCCAGGTTGCTGTCGGTAAAAAGGCTGCGCGGCATGGAAATGCAAACGCCGCTGATTTCTTCTTCCACCTTGTCCTCGGTATGGCTCTGGTCGATGTCGAAGCCCTCATCGTAGATGTGCTGCAGCAGTCTTTCGATAACCTCACTGTCTGCGCTGTCATCAAAAGTGAGGTTTCCGTCCTTTTCAATGGTGAAGTAATCCACCTTGTAGGCACAGGAAGGAACTCCGAGGTACTTGGCATCACAGCCGAGCCAATTGGAAATGGTCTGTACCAGGCGCTTGCGTTCTGCGCCCTGGGCATTAATTTTGATTGTCATCTTTTTGACCTCCGTTCATAAGGGTGACTGCATCCGCAAATCCGGCACGGTAATAGTAGTTCATGGTCTCACCGTCTACTTCGGAAATGGCATTCTCGCAATCAATTAGCAATTGGCTCTGCTCCGGTGATAATGTAGCTTTCAGCCTGTTCATTGCGGTATCGAACCGCTGATAGGCTGCTTGAACCGCTGTGCTTTCGCATTCGCCGTACCCGTTGATACGCTCCAGCACCAGCTGTTCAATGGCTTCTGTCAAGGTTTCCTCGACAGGGGGTGGTTTTGGCATATGTGTATACCTCCTTCTTTTTGGGTATGCACATATTACCGTCATGTTCGGCATATATCCAGTCATATCCGCATATTTTCGGTGTAGATTATGTTGGTGCATTATCGGCCACATTTTGTGTACTGTACACTATGCCGGACAGTACGAAAACCACGCACGGCAGAGCCACTCCGTTGCCCCACATCTTATATTCGGCGGCATCGGAATGGGGATCGCGCAGCCATTTGGCTATCTGCTTCAGCGTCTTTGGTTTGGAGGAAGTTCCGGCAATCTTGCGGTGGGTTTCAAATACATCGTACCAATAGCGGAGGTCATCCATCGTAGGTGCCTCCGTGCCGAGGTCATCACACCACCAGTCCGGGAAACCTTGCAGCCTTGCACACTCGGTAGGTGTCAGCCTGCGGACAGTGTATCCGTTCTGAACAGCACCGGGACCTTTGGCTACCATTGTAGGCTGTACCTCCTCGGAGAAGGATGGAGAGAACTTTGCGTTCTTACCCTGGTTGAAGGTATCCCTTCCGATGCCGTAGCAAACGGCTGTAGGATCTTTGTAATCCCTGGCAAGCACGGTAGGTGCCTTATCCTCGGCAACCTGGGCAAAGCTACCTGTAGTCATGGCATAAACGGCATGGCGGTCAACCGTATTGAGGGTATACATCACATCAGACTCTTTATAGCCATCTCCTTGGTGTGAGGGACGAGTACCGTTGCCCTCAATTACAATGATGCCGCCCTGGTTGCATCCGGGATTGCCACCATTGCCATCGATGGTGCGGGATGTATCTGCCTTGTAGATGCCGCTGTGGGGATTATCGGACTTCATGGAATTGCTGTCCTTGGAACAGATGCCGTAAGCCTCAATCACGCAGTTGAAGTGGTTTTTATCGGGCATACGCTGATTGCCGCCGGCATTATGTGCCGTAAGCGTAGGTGCAACCTGCTCACCATCCCAATTGCAAGCGTCTGCCATAACGAGAGGTACGTTGTTGCCGCCCATACCCATATTGCAGGTAAGGGTCTGACAGATATTGTCCTCACGGATCTTAATTCTGCTGTCAGCCTGATGGTTTTCAATTGCAATTGCAGCAGGAACAACACCCGCACGGAGCGTCGGAGACATTTCTTCCTCATAGCCAATGCTACGGCTCTGGGCAGAATGTTCTGTACAAAAGCCTGCGGATTCCAAAACGCAAGGTGGATGATGTGCCTCCGCACGAAGCGTGGCGGTGACCTCATCGGTGACATCCATACGGTTGCCGCCCTGGTCATTGAGAACTATGCCATTTCTGCCGGTACTCATGCCGCAGTTTACACCGAGGGTCGAAGAAACATCACCCGTTAGTTCTCCGTTGTATCCGTCAAAGCCTGTTGCTCCAGAGCAGCTTTCAGCACCGCAGGCAGTTCTTTGCCACGTGCGGAAGCCCTCCGCAGAATACCCTGACAAGCCTTCGGACTTAAAAAGTATGTCGAAGGCACTCCCACCTGCAAAATCTGCGACAAGGTAGATGCGTTTTCTTCGCTGGGGGACTCCCCAGAATTGAGCGTCAAGAACTCTGTAAGCAACGCTCCATTCGTCTCCCATATAGCAGTCTGCGTAGGGCCATCTGCCTTTTTCAGGAACAGGCACCTGGGTGTCCGGTTCGACAACGCCGATAACCGCTTCAAGGACTGCTTTGAAGTCTTCGCCTCCGTTTGAGGAGAAAGCACCGGGGACGTTTTCCCACACGATGTATCTTGGATATTTGCCATTGGTAGCACACCTCATTTCTTTAATGATACGGATGGCTTGATAGAAAAGGACGGACTGTTGTCCCTCAAGACCGGCTCTTTTGCCTGCCACCGACATATCGGTGCAAGGTGAGCCGAAGGTGATGATGTCCACAGGCTCAATCTTCCCGCCATCCATCCGGGAGATGTCACCGTAATGTTTCATAAAAGGCAGACGCTTGGTGGTGACACGAATAGGAAACGGCTCGATCTCCGATGCCCACACAGGGGTCACACCAGAAATCAAGCCGCCCAAAGGAAAGCCACCCGAACCGTCAAACAGACTGCCCAGGGTTAAATTGTTCATGTTGTACCTCCATTTCGGAATTTCTGTTATACCAATTCGGAGTAATTGTAGGTCAAACCATCACGCTGCACGGAAACACCATCGGAGCTGCCGACCTGCTCAATGTAGCGTTTTACGATAACATCACAGAACTTTTCGTCCAGTTCCACGGTATAGCAGATGCGGTCGGTTTGCTCACAGGTAATAAGCGTAGAACCGGAACCGCCGAAGGGGTCAAGCACCACAGCGTTGCTCATGGAAGAGTTCATAATGGGATACGCAAGCAGAGGAATGGGTTTCATCGTAGGATGATCACCGTTCTTCTTGGGCTTGTCGAACTCCCAGATGGTGGTTTCCTTGCGTCCGGTATACCACTGATGCTTACCGTTTTTCTTCCAACCATAGAGGCAAGGCTCATGCTGCCACTGGTATGGTGAACGGCCCAACACAAGGGACTGCTTCTTCCAAATGCAACAGCCGGACAAATAAAAACCCGCATCGGCAAAAGCCCTGCGGAAGTTCAGACCCTCGGTGTCTGCATGGAACACATAAATAGATGCGTCATCCGCCATTGCGGAGTGCATCTGGGTGTATGCAGCCAGGAGGAAATTATAAAAGGCATCGTCTGCCATGTTGTCATTCTTGATTTTACCCGCAGAGCCTTCATAGTTGACGTTGTACGGAGGGTCGGTAATCACAAGGTTGGCTTTGATGCCGTCCATCAAGGTCTCAAAGGTTTCAGCTTTGGTGCTGTCACCGCAGATGAGACGGTGGCGGCCGAGGGTCCACACGTCACCAGGCTTGGTGATGGCGGGGTTCTTCAGTTCAGCCTCCACATCGAAATCGTCATCTTTGATGCCGTCCTTAATGGTGTCCTTGAACAGAGCATCAATTTCGGCAGGCTCAAAGCCGGTAAGGGACACATCAAAATCCTCACCCTGCAAATCTGCAATGAGCAGAGCCAGCTTATCCTTATCCCAATCACCGCTGATTTTGTTGAGGGCAACGTTCAGAGCCTTTTCCTTGGACTCGTCCATTTCCACCACAACGCATTCCACTTCGGTAATGCCCATATCGATGAGAACCTTAAGGCGCTGATGACCGCCTACAACTCTGCCCGTGGTCTTATTCCAGATGACGGGTTCTACATAGCCGAACTGCTCAATGGAGCGTTTCAGCTTTTCGTATTCCGCATCACCGGGTTTCAGATCCTTGCGAGGGTTATAGTCAGCAGGAAGTAAATCTGCCGTGTTTTTTCTCTCAATTACCATTAGTACAACCCCCATTCAGCGAATTTTTCAAAGCCGCCGATGGAGTCGATATATTCTCTGGCAATGGCAACAACCTGTGCATAAGGAATATCATCAATGACTTCATCACCGATGGCGCAGCACAGTTCCACAGGGAAACCGCACTCCTGTGCCTTGAGGAAGGCATAAATATTAACGGAAACATCCGCCTTGGAGAGGTCTTTGCCGTGGAGTCCACCGCCTGTGACGCTGTCTGCCATATCACTGCCCAACTTGCGATTGGTAGCGCCAGTGTCAACATCGGTACCGCCGGTCCAGTCACCGAGAGGATTGACCTCAGAGCCTGTGTATCGTTCCTTGAGTTCCGCGGCGGGAGCGTTGCTCTGGCAGATGATGAGGCGGCTGCCGTCCTTGATGTACTTGCCGTCAAAGGGATACTCGGCATAAATCTCACGGGCGATTCTGGCAAGTTCCTTCTGTTCGCCTGTCAGAGGCATACCCTTAAAGATGCCGTTGTCACCGCAGCGAACGCCGTCCGCCTGGTTCTCGGTCAAATGGGCATCCTGGGGAACGATGACCACATCGGTGTCCAGTTTCCCGGCAATGCGGTGGATTGCGTCAATGATGTCTGCCTTGTTCAGAGTAGCAGTTGTTTCCACGATAACATGGCATACACCGTGGCCAATGAGAACCTCCACAGCCACCTTGGGATTTTCGTCAATTGCGTAAGCCAGGTCAACCACGGCTCCGGCAATTCTGTCTGCCACCTTATCCGGGTGGCACGGATTTACTTTTTCAATCATAGATTTTTCCTCCATTTATTCTGCGGTGTATCCGGTAATATCCGTGGTCTGCAGGACACCTTCCGGAGTAACGGTTATTTCAAACTTTTTCCCATATCGGTCTGATTCGTCATAATCACCCGTACAGAGCGTGAACCTCCGAGGCTCATAGTGAAACCACCCTTTGCGCTTATGCCAAATACGGATGGCGGAATCACCCGCCAGAACCATGCTGTTGTACCAACCATCGAACAGGTCCAGGTCGATTGCCAACACACGGTACAGATCCCCTTGGTAATAGGCATTCACCTTGCCTCCCATCTGAAGGTGGAAGTACGCGGTGTTCAATTGGTCATCATCGACACCGCTATAGGAGAGGTCAGATGGAAATGTATAGCTGTTGGGCAGGAACTCAAAGGGAATCCGGTTGCGAATATTTCCTTCACGATAAACGCCTACGGTATGGTAAGTCTCGCTCTCGGAAGGCTGTGCGAACATCATCGTACCAAGATTGATATAGAAAATGGCATAATTCAGCAGACAGAAAGGTTCTCCGGTGTCCTGGTATTCATCTTCAACGAGGGAAAGATTGCCGATATATGGGAACTGGAAATCCTCAACAGCAATGTAATTGCATTTGCAGATATGCTTTTCTCCATCCCATGTTACAGCATAGGTTTCTCCACCCTCCAAAGAAAACTGAAAGGATTGCTGACAAGAGCCGGAAGAGTAAAACTTCTGCGATGCTTCAGCCAAAACTTCTTCGCTGCCGTTACTGCGGTTTGCCATCCACTCGGCATCAATGTACTTGTTATCCAGCTTGTGGATGACCTCTTGCTCCGAAGGAATGGCAGATAGATGTTTCACATAGCCGACAGGAATGCCTTCCTCGGTGACACACAGAAAATAGACACCTGTCTCAAATGTCATCCCGAACGCAGAAAAATCCTGCTGTACACAGACAATAAATTCGGAAACGGCAATCGCGGGAAACCCATCGCTACTCAAATCTTGAATGGCCTCCTCCGGGATTTCTATAGTGCCTTCCTCATCACCCTCGCATAGGGTAACGGTTGCACCAACCAAATCCTCTGCGGTGACCAATGCATCCGATACTTTCACAAAGTTGTATCCGTTCCCGGCAGATATGACGGTTTTTCCGGTCATGTCACCGTTGAAGGTGTGGTCAACAGATTCAACACTACACCAATGGGTACGGTTAAGAATGTGGTTATCATGATCGGGCGGGGCCTGCCAATCCGGTATCCGTTCTAACAGCCTCGCCCAGATTGGAAGAGAGGGGTCTGCTGCAGGATCGTCATTCGGGTCAGCGGCATCACGGATAACACCCAGCTTCGCCCAAAAGGTAGGAATACCCAGGTTGTTCTCAGCATCGGTGCCGTAGACACCCACATATAAATTCACACCGGAGCGGGATAGCGCTTCTGCCGGAATGACTACTTCCGTGCCGTTGTCCAATACATCTCTTGTCACAGCACCACGGAACACTACGGTTTTATTCAGCTTATCCCAGCCTGCATCCGTATACTCGATTTGCACCTTACCACCGACAAGGCCCTTGGGAATCTCACTGCTCCAAATAACGGTAGCATTTGTACCGCTAACTTCAATTTTTGCTATAACCATGCGTTACCCCTTCCTTGCACGAAGTAATCTTTCCATCACGTCATCCTGGGGGCTTGCACCGTTATATTCCCCGGTGCAGTTTTCTCGGACAATCTGGAAGATTTCCGACCACAGACGGTTGGCTTGCGTCATGTACTGATTGGCAATTGCAACGTAGGGAGACTGGATGGCTGCACCTGTAGTAGGATGCTTCGCCAGGAAACCCAATTCACTGGTGATGGACTCGCACTGAATCCATCTGGCGCTTGCCATAGAAAAACGTTCAATCAGTTGGGGCGATACAATGGCTGCACAGCCACGTTCGGACAGCCAATTCCATGTGGTTTCGTAAATTTCCGCAGCGCAGAGCGTAGAGCCGTCTTTCTGCTTTGCGGATAGGTATTCAGAAGGCTTCGGCATTGCCTGACCTTCCAGATCTGCAGCGCTGTCTTTGAAATCGATGACAGTCAGCGGTCTGCCGCCGGGATTTCCTTCGGCGATCTTATCAGCAATGGCTTTTTTCGGTCTGCCACCACTGCCGGGTTTAGGTCCTCGTTGACCCATTTTTCACACCTCCAATCGGTCTGGGGCTATTCCCCTAAAAACTTTTGCGTTTTTGCACACGTGACCCCGGCACCGTTACCCAGGGCAAAGGTCACAGAGATTTGACCCGCCCCTCCGGGTCAGCGGTTATGCCAGCGGTCACCACGCTCTACGTGGATCTTGCTGTGACAGGACTTGCAGAGAGCAATGAGGTTGTCCCTTGCATGAGTTCCACCCTCGGACAGCGGTGTCTTGTGGTGTATCTCCTCGGTGGGGACAAGCCGTCCTTGCTGTTGGCACAACTCACACAGTGGGTGCTGTGCTGCATAGCTGTCACGGATGCGTTTCCAAGCGCGGCCATAACGACGGCGTACAGCAGGGTCTCTGTCGTACTTCTCGTAGCGTTTGGCTTCTTGCTTTGCGTGTTCCTCACAGAACCTACCATCCGTCAGCTTGGGACAGCCGGGATGAGAACACGGTCGTTTTGGTTTTCTTGGCATTACATTTTTCACCTCCTGCGGAACACCTCGCCCAGCTTGTACTTGATGACGTACCAGACCTGTTCCAGGTAGCTGACCTTGCGGTAGCCCATCTGAACCACTCCTTTCCGGGCATAAGAAAAGCCCTGCAGGATTTCTCCCACAAGGCCTCTGTTGTATTCTCTTTCGCCATTATAATGATACCACTAATGGGGAGTGCGAAATAGTGCCATTTACTGCACGGACAAATATTTTTCAGGAATTTTTATTGCTGCGAGTGCTTCATCATGCAGCTTGTACAGATGGCGCATTTTGTAGCCTAAGTCCACAGCAATTTCGGGCCAGGACTTATCACTGATATAACGCTTCTCCAAAATCAGCTGATACTCGATGCATTCCACCGCTTTGATGGTGGAGATGATTTCAGCCTTCAATTCCACAAGCTTTTCCATATCCTTGGCAATGTCATTCTCAAGATCTATGATCTTGCAAACGGCATCCGCCATACGGGAGCCACCACGGTTTGGATTTCTGGGCATACCCGTCAATGTGGCAGAACAGTCGGTAGCAAGGTCATTCAGCGAAGCAATCTGCTCTTGCTTGCTGCGGATTCGCTGATCCAGACGGTATGCCTGGGAGAGATATTCCTTTGCGGTCATGCAGCCACCTCCTTGCGAACCATACCACGGACACCGTTCATGAGATATTCGCTGTCAAGGTCGGTGAGCAGCTCGTACCAACCAGAACGGAAGAAACGCTCCAATGACTCAACTTCATCTGCATATTCCTTCTTGTCCGGGTGGGCATAGTGATATTTCAAAGCCGTCTTGTAATCTCTTACAGCGGTTTCGACAATTGCGTTGGCTAATGCCTGATAAGGGTCCATATTCGTACCTCCGTATTCTCTGGATTCTCGGATTGGCACGGATTTTCATAGATTGTCTCAGATTTTCAAATCGGCTTTGACTGCATCGATAAGGGCGGTCTGTGTGCGCTCCTTGGTGTGCAGAGCCTTCATAATACGCTCGTCAATGGTGTCCTTGGTGATGATGTACTGAACCACCACGGTTTTGGAGGTCTGACCCTGTCTCCATAAACGGGCTACGGTCTGTTGGTAAAGTTCCAAACTCCAGGTAAGGCCGAACCACACCAAAGTGGAGCCACCGGACTGAAGGTTGAGTCCGTGACCGGCAGAAGCGGGATGAATCAGAGCCACGGAAATTTCACCGTTGTTCCATCTGCGGATACTGTCAGAAGTGTCCAGCTTGGAATATGGGATATGGCATTTTTTTAGCCTGTCGGTGATGCGGTCAAGGTCATGCTTGAACCAGTAAGCCACAAGGACGGGATTGCCGTTTGCGGATTCAATAATGTCCTCCAGGGCATCCAGTTTTCGGTCATGGATGTTATGGACATCACCGTCATCGTCATAAATGGCTCCGTTTGCAAGCTGACTCAGCTTACCGGAAAGGGACGCGGCATTGGCGGCGGTGATTTCACCCTCCGGGATATTCAGCACCAACTCACGCTTCATATCCTCATAGTCCTCCTGCTCGGAGTCGGAAAGGCGCACGGTGTATTCGCTGTTTATCAGTTCCGGCATCTGAAGGTGGTCGGTGGACTTCATGGAAATGGTGATGTCGGAGATTTTCTTATAAATGGCATCTTCGGCATCCGGCAGAGGCTTGTAGCTGTAAATTACCATGCCGTTTCGCTTGTCCGGCATAAAGTAGTTGTTGCGGTATTGGGTAATGAACCTGCCAAGGCGCTGGCCCATATCAAGCAGCCGGAACTCTGCCCACAGATCCATCAGACCGTTGGAGGCGGGAGTGCCGGTCAGACCAACGATGCGTCTGACACAGGGCCGTACTTTCATAAGAGCCTTGAAGCGTTTTGTGCTGTGGTTCTTGAAAGAGGACAGTTCGTCAATGACCACCATATCGAAGTCGAACTTGATACCGCTTTCCTCGATGAGCCACTGGACGTTCTCACGGTTGATGATGTAAATATCAGCAGGTCGCATGAGTGCCGCTTTTCGTTCTGCCTCGGTGCCAACGGCAACGGAGCAGATGAGGCTCTGTAGGTGATCCCATTTATCCACTTCAGCCGTCCATGTGTCCCGTGCCACTCGCAGCGGTGCGATGACCAGGACTTTATGAACCTCGAAGCTGTCAAACAGGAGATTGAAAATTGCCGTCAAAGTGATGCTTGTTTTGCCAAGACCCATATCAAGCAGGACTGCGGCAATGGGATGGGTTTCAATATAGTTCACAGCAAATTGCTGATAATCATGTGGTTTGTATCTCATCAAGGATACCTCCGATCTGGGACTCGTCATCCAGTACATACACCGGGAAGCCGAGTCTGCGTAATAACTTGTGCCTTGAAAGCTGAAGCGGGCGGGGCTTCTCACCGGGAGCCTTTACTTCCACAAAGGCAAAATGGCAACCCGGCAGAAGAACTATTCGGTCGGGCATCCCATCATATCCGGGAGACACGAACTTCGGACAGATGCCGCCGCGCTTCTTTACCATCAGGGTTAATTTATGTTCGATTGCTTTTTCTCTCATAATGCTTACTCCATTCCGGCTGAGTGCAAGGTGTATCAAGGTCTTTTACTAAACTTTTTCTTATGTGATTTTTTCGTTTTTTTACCCTAAGAAAACTTTTATATATGACCTTGATACACCTTGTCATTGCCGTGATTAGTTCAGAAAATCCTCGTCCTCGGACTTAAGGCACAGACCCTTAAAGTAACGTTTGCGGCTCACCACCAAACGCTCAAAGCCTGCGTTCTCCAAGGCAAGGTAGAAATCTGCGGTGTTACGCACATACTCGTTGCAGTCCAGGCAGTAGTTGCGGTATGCCTGATACAGCGCAGAGGAACTTTCCTTCAGACCGTCACCGACATCGCATTTTTCTGCCAGGAAGTTTCCGAACCAATCATTCTGATTGCGGTAATCGTCAATGGCTTTTTGCACGATAGCGGGAACGGCAAACTTATACTCCAGGTCGATTACCTTTTTGGCACCCTCGATAATCCAGGCAAGAATGCTCTCGCCCGCGTTCTGGTAAAGGTAGTCGCCGTAGTTCTTGATGTCACTTTTGCCCTCAATCTTGGCGTTGAACGGAATAACGATGAGGCGGCGCCAGGTACCATCATCGGATGCGCTGACGCGAGGGAGATGGTTGGTGTACAGCACCAGGCTGTGGCTCGGAGAGAAGCTGAAGGGATCTTTGTATTTCTTTTCCGCAAAGATGTCATCGGTGGAGCAAAGCTGCTTGACGGTGGAATCGTTCAAACGAGCGCCTTCCTGCATTTCCGCTGCGATGAGCAGACGCTTGCCCTTGACCTCTGCCATTTCCGGCTTTACGTTACGGCGGCATCCGAAGGTCAGCGTGTCGGCTGAGATGTTACCGCTGTACAGACCAAGGACACGGGAGATGGAGTTCCAGAAGGTGGACTTACCGTTTCGACCACAGCCGTATGCAATGATGAGGGCTTCGACCGCCACCTTGCCAACGGCGGCAAGACCGCAGATCATCTGCACATAGTCGATGAGTTCCCGGTCACCGCAGAAGATGGTGTCCAGACAGTCGAGCCAGATCTGCTTACCACGGTCACCGGGAGAAACGGTTGTGGTCTTGGTGATGAAGTCCTCCGGGGAATGCTCTCTCGCACCTGCCATACCGAGACGCAGGTCATAGGTAGCATCCGGTGTGCAGAGCAAGAAGGGATTTGCGTCCAGATCCTGCGGTGTGATTTCAAGCATCGGACGGGACTCCTTCAGCGTTGCGGTGATATTCTTGGATGCACGGCGCTGAATGACGTAGGACTGGTATGCCTTTGCAGCCAGGAATGCCTTGTATGCTTCAAGTTGCTCGTCACTCATCATGCCCTCGGCCTTGGTTTTACTGTTGTTGTCCAGAATATCCTGTGCACCGCAAGCCTTGAGAGCAGCAAGGGCGGACAGCATATCCGCAGAAGCCTCTTTCATCTGACGGCGGGTCAGTTCGTGGGCAACTGCCTGAGAACCGGGTTCGGTTTCCTGCCAATAACGGCCGTTGTAGCGGATATAGTGTGTGGCGGGAGAATAACGCAGTTCGCCGGAGAAGTGCTTTGCCAATACCTCTGCCTGTCCCACATCGGAGAAATCATCCGGCTTGTAGGAGTTTTCATCGTTGTACAGTTCGGGTGGGACATATCCGTCCTGCTGTTGCACCTTGGCATAGAACTTCTGTGCGGAGTGCCAAATGGTCATCAGTTCAGAATGCTCCAAAGGTGGCGTGCATTTTTCCGCTTCTTCCATGAAGCAGTTGAAGGCTTCTTCGCTGTCACCGTATTTTTTGATGACACGGCCGGCGAAGCGGGACATGGTGGCATTACGGCTGCCTTCGGGAATGACCTGTGTACCACCGTGGGAGCCGCCGGGCATCTCCGTATCGAATTCGTCACCGGACAGATATTCGCTCAAGGTCATCTCTCCGGGGAACAACTCCACCTCCGGGCTACTGGTGCCGAAGAAAAAACGAGCCGCATCCAGAGCCTTGGTATCAAAGTACGGGAAGATGGTATTGACCAGTTTCTTCATTTCGCTGTAGGCGGCAGCGTCCGTCATGTATTCGATGGGAAACAGCACATGGAACTTGGGACGAGCAGGCTTGCCGTTTTTCTCACGCATATTGAAGCGGCTGTAATGCACGGCAAAGCTGATACCGGGGAAAGCCGCCTGAACATCAGCAGGAGTGACCCAATCAGCGGGGTTCTCGGAGTGGTCATTGTCACAGTCCACGGGCAGACAGTCCGAGCCGAGGAAGTTATCGTTGTTTCGGTAGCAGTTCATGTACTCCGCACATACGTAATCGCGGCTAACCGCAGCGGTGAGGGTTGCCTCGTCCGCTACGGTGATTTTGTGGGGATAGGAGCAGTTGCCGGGAGAATTGATGTAGTCAGCACTGTAAAGGGTGAACATTAGTCAAACACCTCCTTGGCACCGTCCTCCAGGACTTTGGTGATGAACTTGAGCGCACGGATCGTGGTCTCCAGTTCACAGTCACCGCCGAGGAACAGTTCAAAGCCCTCGTCACCGTCTCTGCCAAGAGGGTTCACACGGATATCCGTGCCGCCCATATTCTCGATGCGGATATAGGTTCTGCTGCCGTGGCCGGTGTCACCGCCCTGGTATCCGTTGGTTCCGGCTTCCACTTCGAGAAGATTGGCACTGATGACCTCTCTGGTGTAGGTGGTGATTTCTTTTCCATAAACCTTTCTGGTTCCTTCAGTTATTGCAAACATTGTGTACCTCCTAAAAATCTTCGGTTCCGGGCGGACTTTCTGACCTCCCGTTGTTATCCACTGGAGGTGAAAGTCCGTTCCGGTCCGCTTTTTATCAATCTTTTTTATAAAAATCTGTTTCATATCCATCTGCACGAAGCTGCAGCCCTTTTGCCCAAGGTGGGGTTCTGCCCATCTGGTCACAGACAGCCTGCATGGACATACGGCGGTCGGCTTCGATAACCACTTCATCGTGGATATGCATCACGACGGCACAGTGGCGGAGGGTCTGCATGGCATAGCAGAGGATGTCCCTTGCGGTAGCCTGCACGATGTTCTCCACAAACTTGGGACCGTAGGAGTCCAGACGTTCCCACTTCTTCGTGCCGCCGACGCCCTCGTAGGTGATACATTCACCACCGAACTTGTTCTCACCGACCTTTGGCTTCACATAGGCAAGGTGTCTGCCGGAAGGGAGCATAATGAACAGCATCCCACTTCTGCAGGAGAACTCAATGCCGTGGGTCTCGTTGGTGTGTTTGTAGCGGACTGCCTCCATAGCGGCATGGTCAACATCCCACCACAGTTTTGTGATATTGGGGTTGGCTTGTCTCCAGGCAGAAACCAGAGGCTGAAGTTCGTCCTCGGTAAGACCCATCTCCAAAGCGCCCATAGCTTTCAGCGCACCGACAGATCCACCGTAACCGAGAGCCAATTCTGCAATTTTGCCTTTCTGTCGGAGGTGACCGTTGATGCCGTGCTTTTCCACAGGAACACCGAACATCTGAGAAGCAGAAGCACAGTAGATGTCCTTACCCTCGGCAAAGACCTTCTGACGCCATTCCTCACCGGCAAGCCACGCAATGACACGGGCTTCGATGGCAGAAAAGTCTGCCACGATGAATTTGCGGTTATCCTGGGGAACGAACGCAGTGCGGATAAGCTGAGAGAGTGTGTCCGGCACATCTTCGTAGAGCATCTGCACAGCGGAAAAATCACCGCTGCGAACAAGGCTACGGGCTTCGGACAAATCTGCAAGATGGTTCTGAGGGAGATTTTGCATTTGAATGATGCGTCCCGCCCATCTTCCCGTGCGGTTGGCACCGTAGAACTGGAACATACCTCTGGCACGGCCATCGGCACAGACAGCAGTCTCCATCGCCTGGTATTTTTTCACCGAGGATTTTGCAAGCTGCTGACGGAGGGTCAGTACGGTCTGCAATTCCGGTGGTGCGGTCTTGAGCATTTCCGCCACAGCCTTTTTTTCGAGAGTGTCTGTTTCCATGCCGTTGTCAGAGAGCCAGTTCTTCATCTGCTGCACAGAGTTGGGGTTATCAAGTTCCGTCAGTTCCTTCATTGCCTGCGTCAGTTCGGTACGGGAACGACCATCCATCTGGATAGCCTGCTTCACCAGTTCCATATCGAGGGCAACGCCACGGTCATTGATTTCCTGGTCGAGGTGATATTCGTCCCACACGCTGTCCGGCACCGGGAATTTTGCAAGGCGGGTCTGAATAGACATCTCTACCTCAACATCTCGGACGTTATATTTCTTAAACGCCAACCACTTATCCGGTGCGTGTGCCGGGAGATTGCGGGTACGCTGACCGTTTGTCTTTGTAGGCGCACAAGGCTGACAGAAGTATTTGATGAGTTCCTTACCCTCGGTCAGCTTTTGTTTCTCAAGGCCAAGCACGGCACCAACACCTTCCAGAGAAAGCGGAAGTCCCATTGTTGCAGCCCACACCATAGAACAGCGCCAGGAGTCCGGCTCCAGGTAATCCCCGGTGGGATAGCCCAAGAAGCGGGAAAGGCAGATGCGTTCAAAGCTGGCGTTAAATGCCCACTTTATAACGGAATCATCGGTTAATGCTGATAGGATCTCCGCAGGGATTTTCTCACCACAGGCAAGGTCGACAATCTGAACGGGACCGCCGTCCACACTGTAGGAGAAGAGCAATATTTCAAATACGGGAGACTCCACATAGCGGTACACGCCGGTCTTGTTCAGCGGCTGATCGCTGTAGGTCTCAATGTCAATTGACAAAGTTTTCATATTCACCGGTCCTTTCGCAAACCCCAAGTGGGTGGCAGATTGCTCCGCCACCCTGGGTTTGATGCTTACTTAAGCAGATTTTCCATGCGCTTGTTGTGGTACTCCAAGTCGCGTTCTGCCTGTTCACGCTCACGCTTTTCGCGCTTGCGGTCATAGATGAGGCTCTGGACTGCGGTGATCAGGAAGACCACGCTGAAGCACAGCCACATTGCCAGGATGCCGGTGATGAGAATAGTCTGAATCAGTTCCATAGTGCGTTACCTCCACTTCTTAAGACAGGAAATCGTCTTCTGCATCGGTGGCGAAGTCGGACTCAGCGGAAGCCTTACCACCCAGGGGTTCACCGGCGCGGATGAGCTGCAGGTTATTCAGACCGCAGGCGATACCCTTGTTACCGTTACTATTGAATGCGTACAGGTTGATGCTTGCACGGCCGTACACACCGGAGTAGACCTCGGAGCGGGTCAGCACAGGATTGCGGTCTGCATCAACGATGCCGGGAGCCGTAGCGGAATTGGCATTGATGAAGTAGGCGTTGGCATAGGCGGGGTCATCGGGACGCTCCACATCACCGTCACGGAGAGGAGTCTTGATGGCTGCGAGAGGAGGCACGGAGCGGCCGTTGCCCTTCAGTTTGGCCTGACCTTCCTGGTAGGCGGCTTCGATGGCAGCCTTAATCTTGGCTACGGTCTTGGTGTCAGACTTAGGGATGAT